GGTGTGTCGTGGTAGTCAATGCCGGTGTGCCAGTCCTGTCCGAGGTCAGGAACGACACGGTGATATTCCGGAATGACGTGCTTTCGCGGAATGAGGCGCACCCCGTCATAGGTCTGCCGTCCGTTTAAGTCGGTGGTGATGTTGCCCAGTTCTATGAGCGAGTGTCCCCAGTAGTTCGCGTCGAGTGCGAACTTCATTAGCAGTTTGAACCAGGAGGTGTTGAAGTAGTTTGCTGCCTCCTCGTCCTCGTCACCATTCTCGCCCACCAGTTTGAAGGACCGTGCCATGACAAAGCCCTCGCGCTGCTGTATGCAGCCGGAGAGGTGCAAGTCCACCTCCACATCGCGGTAGATGTCGTAGAGCCTCTGACGGTTTGGGTTGTCGATGTTGATGGCGAGCTGCCATGCGTTGCGCCAGTCGCCGATGTCCTTTCTTGTGAGGGAGTCGGTTGTGCGCTGTAGCTGCATGACCGTCTTCTTGAAGCGCTGCGCATCCTTTTTTGCGAGTCGGAGGGTTCCGAAGGGAGTTCTGACAAGTAGTTTTTCTTTATTCTTTTTCATGGGTTTAATGGGTCTAATGAGGCTAATGGGTTTACCAGTTATGACGTAGTTTCTTCTGACAGCCGTACACCATCGGGAAGCCGACGGGGTTTCCGTCTTCGTCGAAGGCAAGCGGCAGGTCCGGCACGATTTTCCCAGCCTGCACCCCCTCGAGCCACTTGATGGCGCGCTCGTAGCGTTCCTTTCGTATCTCCATGCCCATCTTCTGCGGTGCCGATGCAGCCATGTGATAGAGTGCGATGTCGCAGGTGTACATGACCACGAGCCTGTTCCGCTCCGTGCCAACGGCACTGAAGATGGCACTGGTGTCGTATTTTGGTCTGAGGTATCCGCTTATTTCCTCGACGGCTTCCGTCTCGGCATTTGTACGGTTCTCCTGGCTGACCTGTGAGACAACCTTCAGGGCCTGTTCGCCGATGACGATTTTATAATCTTGATCTGTTACAAACATACCCAGAAGTTTTAGAGTGTTATGTAAAGAGCCTTTGCTTCAAGGTCGGCAATGGTGGTACCTTTCCGGAACACCCCACCGGCTATGAACTTTTTAAGTTCCTGCTTGGAGAGGACTTCGAGGCGTTTGTTAATGACCAGCACCATATATTTACGGTGCGTGATATGGTGAAAGCGGTCTGCTTTCTTGACGGCGCGCTTGAAGCGTAAGCCGAAGATGAAGTCTTTAATGAGTTGTAACATGGTTTTCTATTTTTGGCTGCGGCAGTCCCGCAGCATACGTGACACTATTTTACCATTGGTTTTTGGAGGTCGGACGTTTGCCGAACCTCGGTGAATAAATCTGTTGTCTTGTATTCTTCTGGAGAATGTAGATGGCCCCCTCGTCGGCATCCGGCGCGTCGTCATTTCCTGACATGCCTTTCTCGAAGGCCAGCAACTGCTCCAGTCCGGCTTGCATGTCGGGGTCTTCCTTCTGTGCCTGGTCGTAGAACACGAAGCCACGCTCCCAGAGCGGACTGATGGCCTCGATGCGCTGGAACTTGTCCGGCTTCTTGCGCGTGTCGCCCGTGATGGGGAGTTGGTAGCCACGCAGATTGCCCTCCTCCGTGAAGTCGTCGAGTATCATATCCTGCATAAATGAAGCCTCCATCGCAAAGCGTATGGCAATGCCTACTTCCTGGCTCCACTCGTAGAGGTCGTAACACCAACGCACCAGTTCCGCTACCGATGCCTTGCGCACGAAAGCGCGGAGGTGCCAGAGTTCCGTCTTGCGCTTAGCCCATAGTTTGGCCGCCTTGGTGTCGTTGGTCTTCTTGCTTTTCCAGGATGGGTCGATATAGAGGACAAATTCGGTAAAGTCCTTCCATGCCGGACGCTTCGCCCACTTGATCCATTCCTGCCGGAAGACAGTGCCCTCCACTATAGGGTTGTGCATCATCTCCTTGTTCCAGGCACGATAGCCCACGAACTCCATGTACTCGCGAGCCTCCTCCTTGGTCCACTTCTCTTTCCATACGGGGTTGCCCTCATTGTCAACGGCATATACCGTCGAGACGTGAACGCCCTTTGTGGCGCATATATTCGCCAGGACAGAAGTCTTGGAGATGAGATTACCCACCATGAGGAAACGGCCACGCCCTACGTCCAGCGCACCAAAAAGAGCCTCCTTCACCCAGGCAGTGAGTTCGCGGACACGCCGCTCGTTACGGCAAAGTTCGTCGTCGTCGAGGTCGTCGATGACGATATAGTCAGGACGCGACTCACGCTTACGGAGACCACGTGGCGACTGCCCACGGCCACAAGCCAGGAAATACACCCCGTCCTTGGTGGTGAACTCACCCTCCGTCCAGTTGCCGAGCGACATCTGCTTCCCGAAGTCGGCAATGATGCGCTTGTTATACTGGAGTTCTGCCTGAATGTCACCCAGCAGTCGGTCGGCGGAGTCCTCGGACTTTCCGACAATCACCATGAAATTGATGAGCCGCTTCGGCTGGAACATCAACCAGAGCGGCATGAAGATGTCGAAGTGTGTGGACTTGGCGTGACCGCGTGGCCACTTGAAGACCGCCTTCAGGTTCGGCGTGTTCTTTACGAGTTTGGCTGCCGCATTGTGAAACGGCGCATTGTGGATGGTGCGTATGGCTTCGCCAGTCACCTTGTCACGGAGTGTAAGGAAATGCGGAAAGTAATACTCACAGAAAGCGGCATAGTTTTTCTGGAGGCGGCGTATGCGCTGCTCCTTCTGGGTGGCGTTCTCTCTCTGGAGAGACTTAGTGTCGGTGATAGCCTGTATCTGCCGGCAGTGTTCCTTCCACTCCTCCTGTATCTTCTTAAATTCCGCTATAGTTGACATGATCAGAGTTCGGAGTTAGGGGACATCTTTTCCATGAGAAACTTGTTCTGGTACTTGTTGATGGCTTTGATGAGTTCCGGCGTAATCTCCGGATCATAGCAAGCCTGGTCCTGAATCCACTTGTTGAACGCCATGAACACCTCGATGGCATCGATGACGTTAGCCTTCTTGTCGAGTTTCTCGATCGTTGACGAGAGTTTCGACAGTTTGTCGGCGAGTGCCCCGATAGCCTCAGGGTCTCCAGACTCGTTGACCTGTGCAATAAGGTTGTCAATCGCGAGGAGCAACTTGTTGACCAATTCAGGGCGTGAGATATTCTTGGCTGCACGCGCCTCCTTCCATCCGTCGGTGCTGCACCACTTAGAGACAGACTGCCTTGACACGCCCAACTGGTCGGCAATCTCCGTCAGTTCCATGCCGGACAGGTACAGTGACCGTCCGAGCTGTTTCTTTCTTTCAATTTCTTGTTTCTTCATATTTTTTATGGGGTTAATGGGGTTGATGGGCTTCATGGGTGCCATCATTCCTGTTATGTTTTTGTGCAAAGGTGGTTATTTTCAGTCGGTCAGAGAAATAAGTGTGAAATGGTTTCATAGAAGTGTGCAACCGTTTCACACTTTTTTTGTGGGGTCGATTAAAGGACGCAATTTTGCACCAAAAACAATCGCAGCTGTGCGTTTCCGCACAGCATAAAGAACGAAAAAATGAGCAAGACAAAAAGAGTGAGAATCAGCAACGAGCGCCTGAACAGCTACGGCACGAGGGTACTGACCGCCGGCATGAACGTGGAACAGTACAACCGCAACCCCGTACTGTTGTATATGCACGAGCGTGGTCAGGTAATCGGCTATGTGAAAGACTTGAAGGTGGAAGGTGACGAGGTGACCGGCGAACTGATGTTTGACGAGGCCACGGAACTGAGCCAGCGCTGCAAGAAGCAGTGGGAGTTCGGCAGCCTGAAGATGGTGAGTGCCGGTATCGACATCCTGGAACTGAGCGAATCCCCCGAGCACCTTGTTCAGGGTCAGACCCGTCCGACGATCTCAAAGAGCAAGCTGTTCGAGGTGTCGGTTGTTGACATCGGCGCGAATGACGATGCCATCGTTCTTCAGAAGGACGGGAAGCTGATAGAGTTAGGCAAAGACGCGGCGAGGGAGTTGCCGCTGCTGCATAGTAATAACAACAAAAATCAAAAACCAAAGCAAATGGATCAAGAGAAGTTAGCCCTTCAATTGGGCTTGCCTAAGGATGCCGACGAAGCGACCATCACCGCGAAGCTGGCAAAGCTGCAGGCAGCCGGTGCAGAGGCAGAAACCCTGCGCCAGGAACGCGACACGCTGCGTGCCGCCCGTATTGAAACCTTGGTAAACGCTGCCATTGCCGAAAAGAAGATCGGTGAAGACAAGAAACAGCAGTTCCTGGATCTCGGCAAGAAAATCGGTGCCGACGAGTTGAAGCAGACCTTCGACGCCATGTCGCCCCAGGTAAAGCTGAGCAACATCGTGAATGGCGGCGGTGCTCCAGCCGGTGGCCATGCCGAGTACAAGAAGCTGAGCGACGTGCCGAGCGACGAGTTGTCGAAGATGCGCGAGCAGAACCCGGCGCAGTACAAGAAACTGTACAAGGCCGAGTACGGCATTGAATGTGAAATTTAATCAAGATTGAATATCGGCTGCGCTCAACATTGTCCAAGCGAGCTTGGCTCTGTATTCGCTTGCACGATATTTGAAGTTAAACCAACAAAAAAGAAAAGAGAAATGATTCGACTTATTGCAATGATCGGAGCGGTTCTTGTGAACTGCGTGATGGGCAGCACCCTTGCTGCCGTGGTCGGCGTTGACCCCGCCGTGGGTGCCGTCGGCTTGAATGTGCTTGCCGCCACCGTCGGCAACGTAGCCCCTGCCGGTAGCCTCCGTGCCGGAGTCTATACCGAGATCTGGACAGGCGAGATGGTGAAGCATCTGCGCCGTGGTTTGGAAGCCACATGGCTTGACGGCATCCCCGACAGTTCGAGTATCGTGAAAAATGACGTGATTCACCTTGTGGAGGTAGGTGTTGACCCTGACGTGCTGATCAACAACACGACCTATCCTATCCCCTTGCAGGCACTGGATGACGCAGACATCGCCATTCAGCTTGACAAGTTCCAGACGAAGGTGACCCCAGTGACTGATGACGAACTCTATGCCATCAGTTACGACAAGATGTCGCGTGTGAAGGAGAGCCACGGCAATTCCATCAACGACTCGAAGTTTGCGAAGGCAGCCCATGCGCTGTGTGCGCAGAAGAATACAGCCACCACCCCGGTACTGACTACTACCGGTGCGCGTGATGCAGACACAGGCCGACTGAAGTTGTGCGTCCAGGACATTATCAATCTGAAGAAGGCGCTTGACAAATTGAGGGTTCCTACTGCAGGCCGTCGTCTTGTACTATGTACCGACCATGTGAATGATTTGTTGGAAACAGACCAGCGTTTCAAGGAGCAATACAATATTAACCGTGGGGAAGGAACGGTAGGCCGTCAGTATGGCTTTGACATCTATGAGTTTGCAAACAACCCACTGTACACCACCGCCGGTCAGAAGAAAGCCGTCGGTGCGACAGCCGAGACAGGTGAGTTCCAGTGCTCGTTCGCCTTCTACGTTCCCCGTGTGTTCAAGGCAACCGGTTCTACGAAGATGTACTACAGCGAGGCAAGCACCGACCCGGAGTACCAGCGCAACAAGATCAACTTCCGCCACTACTTCATTTGCATGCCTAAGAAGGCCGATGCCGGTGGCGTGATTATGAGCGGCTATCAGGCTACTGTAGCAGCTATTCCTGAAGGATAAGTAACTCCAAGTAAAACCCGTAAAAACAGAAAAAATGAAACTGATTGTAAAGAACGTATTTCGTGACAAGACCGACCATGTGACGGTCTATGAGCCAGAGACCATTCTGGAAGTGAAGGACAAGGAACGTGCTGCCGACCTCGTTAAGCGTGGTCTGTGCGCCGAGTATAAGGGCAAGAAGGCTGCCTCAGTAACCCTTGGCGAGGAAACTCCTGCTGAGGACGTGCCAGAAGCCGGAGCCGACAAAACCCCAGCGGCACCAGCCGAGAGCGGTGAAGCCAAAACCGACGAGCAATGAGCAAGCCCCTGCAATATCTTGTAATCCACTGCACAGCCACGCGCGAAGGCCGTGAGGTGAAATCCAGTGAGATTCGCCACTGGCACACAGACCCTGTGTCGAAGGGTGGTCGTGGCTGGAAGCAGGTGGGTTACACAGATATGATACACTTGGACGGCAAGGTGGAGCGTCTGGTGAAGAACAACGAGGATGCCTTAGTGGACCCTTGGGAAATCACCAACGGAGCAGTGGGCTACAATGC